GGGTGCCGTTGAGAACGCAAAGAATACAGTTAGCAGTATGGCAGCTTCTTCAAACTTGAAAATGCCGTCAGCTTCAGATATTAAACAAACGGCGACCGAAGCCGTTAAGATTCCAGTCACGGCGCCGTCTACACCGACAAGTCAATCAACTGCAGAAGTTAAACCCGAAGACGCCAAAACTTCATTTGAACCAGTACCTCCACGTAAGAAAGGTGGTAAGCGATTTTCAACGAGGAGGCATAAAGTACACAAATGTCCGAAGACACGACGGAACAAGTGCGCAACGTACTAAAGGAATGGGTTACTCTTGATGATCAGGAACGCTCGCTAAAACTTCAAATCAAACAGATCCGAGACAAAAAGGCTCAGAACTCTGAGCACATTTTGAAGTTCATGCGCGACAATTCGGTTGACGATTTCAAGCTTGAAGGTCAAGGAAGCTTGTCTCGTTCGGTCCGTACATCTCGTCCAGCTCTGAGCCGTGACAAGATTCGTACCCAACTTCTTATCCAGTTTGCCGATCAGCCTCAGCGTGTAGCTGAAGCTTTGCGATCAATTGAGGGAGGCGGAAATCAGGATGGAGATGATACGCCTCCTATTGGAACTCAACGTGAACTACTTGTTCGCCGAGTTCCCCGAAAGCCGTAGAATGGCTTCTTTAGCCGCCAATTGTTCGGCCTGCTTTTTCGTAGGAGCCGTTCCAATACCTAGATGATTCCCTTTCTCATCTACGGCTGCCATAGTGTACTGATTCGTGGCTGCAGAAATCACGGCGTATCCTGGAGTATGATGAAACTTGGCCTGGTACAGTTTCTGTAGTTGCTCCTTGAAGTTTCGATTATTCATCAGGATTTTGGGAATGTCAATGTAGGTTTCAACCAGACAAATTACAAAGGAGTACATGATCTTGAAATCGTTACCGGAATCGGTCCACAAAGCTCCAAGAAATGCTTCTAGGATATCTCCTAGTTTCTTGAAGTTGGCTCGTCCAGAACACACATCTTCATTGTGACGTGAAATGATGTAAAACTTATCAAGTCCAATTTTCTGGCTTAAAGATCCCAACATTTCATTACACACAATCTCCTTCTTCAAATCTGTCATAAATCCTTCGTTCTCTTCAGGGTACCGTTTCATAAGGTACGTTGAAACACACGCACCCAGAATTGAATCGCCCAAATGTTCCAGACGTTCATACGATTCGTCAAATAGACCTAGGCATTCCCTCGGCTTTTCAGCGAGTTGAGCAGGTTCACCAGTTGGCGAAGTGTACTCTGTTTTCTTGACGTAAGACGAATGAACCATCGCTTTCTGAAAGAGTTCAGTGTTGGTCACTACAAACTCGCATCCGTGCTTCGAAAGAATCGCTTGAATATCAGGTTTGGTAAACAAGCGGTTCTTTGAGTTGAATGGGTTGTACTGTACTTGCTGCATATTGTTGTATTCTTATTTCTGTTAATCTACCGTAAGTCCGTTTTTATGAAAAACCTTTTCAGGTTGATTTTCATAGTTGTTTAAGATATTACTCATCCTGCTCACCCGGAACTGTACGCGTAAAACTGAACTCTGACGCTACGAGAGTGTGCTTCTTCGTCTCAATAATGTACTTCACAAGTTCGTCGGGATTTACTGGACCACCCTTGGTAAAGTACTGTCCTACCAGATCCTTCAGATCTTTCTGAGAAATTGACCAAGGCTTTACCCATTCATTTGGACGCTTGAATGAGATGGTAGATCCGTCTTCTTCAAGCTTAATTTTCTTGATTGCGTCATACTTTGGATCACGGATAATACCAGCAATTTCCAGTTCTACGACCTTACGCGCATCGCGTTTCTCATAAACTCGCTTATTTAGTTCACGGAGCTGGTCATCAATCTCTCGGTACTGCTTGATACAGGATTTCAGATCGTTCATTTTACGAGTTATGTGTTCTCAAGAAGATTATCCGTTTTCAATACAATGTACTTCGATGCTCGCGAAGTAGAAAACCTGCGTAAGGTTTTCAACAAAGAACATTCCGGATCCAAACCAATTCGTCCAGGCGAACCTTCGGTTGTGTGGAAACAGATTCAGAAGAAGCTGCAGGATCAATGTGACAAATCTACGGAATGTATTATTCTTTCACTGATATCTAAACCTAAAGCTCCAGGTTCATGGAAATCTAATCCGGAAGAATGGTTGTCATCTACTGATATTGATGCGATTGAAAAACAGTACACAAAGGTCTTTTCTGAATACTATTACGTAGGAGCTGTGCCGATAGATTTCGATAAGAAGTCAAGTTTAGGAACATGTTTAGTTAGTTCGTTGTGTTCTTTGGATATCAAGGCACTGTATAAAAAAGGGTATCGTCAGATAGGAGTCGTATTTAATACTGATAAAAGTACTGGTCCGGGAGAACATTGGATTGCATTGTTTTGTGATATTCGTCCCGAACTTGAGTACCCTCGCATAACATATTTTGATTCATATGCCGAAAAACCTGAGAAGGAAGTTGTTCAGTTAATGAAGCGGTGGTCGGAAACATGGGATGAAACTAAGATTCACAGTAAGCCAATGAAAGTTACGTATAACAAAACTCGCCATCAGTATGAGAATTCGGAGTGTGGAATGTACTGTTTGTACTTTCATTTATGCTGTTTGACAGGAACGTCGATGGAAGATCGTATTCCAGATAAAGTGGTAAGAGGTTTTCGCGGTTTATTATTTAAAGTATAAATGGATCCCCCCGAGACATGGTACAGATGGTTTAAGTTTGGAACAACAATAGTCCTTATTGGTATAATTATTTACGCTGTTACTATGGCGTTTATTACTGCCCCTAATTAATAATGGAGTCGTACGGGTTTGCGCTCGTGATGGTTATCCCTGTTCTGGTTCTAATGGCAATTGCGTTTGTCATATATCTTGTTATAACGCCTTCGGAAGTACAGGCTCAGGCGACAGCTGAACCAACATTTAATGCTTATAACTCCGTTATGGCATTAGCTCCTTTAGGATGCCCTACGACTCCCGAGTACCGGTTATGTGATTACTACGTAGCCTCATCGGCTTACTCGCTGTTTCCTGGAGCAAAGATTTATGATTACATTACCGATGCTGTGATACCGATGTTAGCGAAAGCTGGTCCTCGCTTAGTTGAGCTGGATATTTACGATGACGGATCTGGAGGTCCAGTTGTAGGGCTTAAGAACCAGAAACTAGGTACAGATTACGCTTACAACACGATTCCGTTTGGAGCTTGTTGTGTAGCTTTGGCGAACAATATGTTTAATTCGGTTGTTTGCCCCGTATCCACCGATCCTTTTATTTTGAGTTTGGTGTTCCATACCACAAACAATAATGTCATGAATGCGTGCGCAGAAGTTCTGAAGACTACATGCCCTCAGTATTTACTGGATGTATCGTATGGATATCAGCGTAAAAATTTGGCGATCGAACCAATGTGCAAATTACAGTCCAAGATGATTATTGTATCGGGGAATGAGGTCAAAGGTACATTGATGGACGAATTGACAAATATGTCCTGGGGTACCTCGAACTTACGTCGCTTGACGTATACTCAGGCCGCACAAACAAATGATAGTAATGAACTCATTGAGAATAATCGAAATAACATCACGATGGTCGTGCCAGACATTGAAGGCGATTTAGTCAACAAGAATCCTCAAATTCTGTTGACGTATGGATGCCAGTGGAACTTAATGAATTACGGGTCAGTAGATAGTGCGATGGAAACGTACATTGGTGACTTCCAGGAACACAGTACGGTCCTCAAACCCGAACCTCTTCGTGCACTCAAGCCTAAGGAATACAAGCAGCCTATACCCCCAGACCCGTCAGTTTCGTTCCAGCCTATGAAGAGTACAACCCCGATCTACGACATCCAAGTCTAATAAAATCTTGCGTTAAAATAAAAATGGCAAACAAGTGGCTCGCGCACGTTAAGAAGACGATGAAGGCGCACAAGGGACTGAAGTTCGGACAGGTCCTGAAGATGGCGAAGAAGACGTACGGCAAGAAGGGCGGTGCCGATGAGCCCGTAGAGGAGGAGATGCCTATGGAGACGT